TTTCACTTTTTCACTTTTTCGTTTTTGTTTATCATAGAAACATCTTCATCTGGCTCTTCATTTCACTTTTTCACTTTTTC